TTACTGTTTCTTGATGTCTTTTGCAGCCGCAAAGCCGTAGTACTTGTTTGCAATGCGGACATAATACCATGATGTACCATTCTTGGCCTTCTGCGTGAAATTCATTATGTCAATGAGATTTCCTTTTGCAAGTTTCGGCCATTTCTTAATAGTAGGATAATTCGTTCCAGCCCACGTGCGAACATCCGTAGATGTTGCCGTTACTTTTCCAACAAAGAGTCGCTGTGTCTTATCCTGTTTGTTGGTGATTGTGGTTGACTTGTTTGATGTTCCATCAACCTGCAGATATTTAGTAGCAGCCCATCCGATGCCAATACCTGCAACCTTGACTTTTGTCCACATACCGGATTTCTCGCCGTTGATTTCTACACGATTTCCCTTGTTGATCTGTCCGAGGACATAACCATTCGGTTCCTCGCGGATGTACAGGGCATCAACTGTAGATGTGACCGTGCCGGTTGCTTTCCATGTCTCTGTAGAAGTTTTCTCATCTCCCCATGTAATCCAGATATAGCCGTCGATTACCGGATCACTGCGAAGATAGCGTTTATTTCGGCAGGATCCGCCGTTTGTAATGACTCCTGCTGCACTTGAAGTGTTTCCTTCGTTGGTGTAGATGTACGTATTGCTATAAGAGCGGACAGATCCGATGTGAGAGCCATCACGGAAGATAACAAGTGATCCATCTTTTGGCGTGCTGTGCCATGTACCATTTTTCTTCGCCCAGTTGGTGATTGACACACAGTTGTAAAATCCACCGCCCATGATCTGTAATGCTTTTGTAATACCTAAGACTTTCGCCAACTTCCAGAACTGATATTCTGCACACCATGGCTGCGCCTGACATCCCGGCTGTCCCCAGCTGTTGACATCACGGGCAAATTTGGTGTAGTTATTGTATCCGGCATTTTTCTGGAAATCGTCAAGATAAGCGTTTGTCCGTTTTTCCAGATACGGTTTATTGCCGCCATTGTTTGCATAATAATCACCGAGATCGGTGAACTCCTGTAATTTTGTTTTCGCCACTGCTGTTTCCTCCTTCTTTGGTTCTGCATAGTCCTTGTAAAATACATCTCTGTCTACGTTACCGGAAATTCCCGGAATCTTCGCTTTTGAGCTGTACTGCCATCCAACACCAATATCCGGCCGGAGTCTCTCCTGCAGGGTACCGTTGTCATTGGCTGGATAGCGGGCAATCCAGAACTCATATTTTCTGAGATGGCTGCAGATCACGTTCATGTACCAGTCAAGGTTGCAGTAGATTGCAAACTTGTATCCTGCTGCCTCGATGATCTTCCGGAAGGCATCCGCCATCTTGTGGATACTCTCTGCTCCGAGCGTTCGCTGGTTGTGATATTCCAGATCAAGGAATACCGGGAACTGAATCTTCCGGCTGTTAAGTGTTGATACTACCTTACGGGCTTCTGACTGGATCTCCGCGATGGTCATTGCGTACGAATACTTATATACTCCGACCGGGATCTTGTGTTTATTGCATCCGGCAAAGTTGGTTTCAAAATACGAATCCACTACATTTCCAAGTTCAGTTATTCGGAGAAGCACGAAGTCCATGCCGTAAGCAGCGACCGTGTCCCAGTTGATCTTGCCCTGATGCGCAGATACATCAATTCCTTTTATTTCCATCTATCATCCCTCCTGCTATATAGTAAACAGGGGACGATCACTCGTCCCCTGAATCCTCTTTATTATCCATATTCACTTTTTCTTCTACCTGTGACTTCACGTGCTCCACGATTGGAAGAAGAAATGCCGGGATTGCTACTCCCATGTCTTTGATATTTTCCAGAATACTGATGATCTCATTACAGATGATCCAGATGGCTACGATGCATGCCACAAGGAACGTAAATGGTAATGTAATACCTGCGGTCTGGGATGCATATAAGAGCAGCTGATCAATCACTGCCCCTACCACTACCAGAAGCCACATGCATACCTTTTTCATAATTCCTCGGATACTCTTATAAGAGTTAATGTCCTGTGATCTATATGTAGATGCCATGAGTCCTGTGGCATAGTCAAGGACATTGCATGCTACCATCAGAAGAACCGGCACTGCAAGTACTCCCAGAACTGAGCTGATCAGTGCAAACACCGCTGTAAAAAATGCTTTAATATAATTTTCTTTCATATTTTTATCCTTTCTCCGGTTGCGCCGGCGCAAATTGACATTAAAATAAGAGCCTTGCGGCTCTGCTCTGATTTTCATATGCTTTCCCTCTTAGTACTCTTCTCCGGTAATCTGCTTATACTGCTCCGGGGTGATTACACCCTTGCCACAAAACTGTCTGATCTGTTTCTTCGTGTACAGATGCAGGTTGAAAAATCTCTTAATTTTCTCAAACATTTCTATTCCTCACTTTCTAATAATGTGTCTGTCATCAGTGCCGTGTACATAACCTGTGCCTCGATACGATCTGCCTGAGTTGGTTGTTCTTCTGGGAGTTCCGTCTGAATCTTCTCCAACTCGGCAATCTCTTCGGGTGTCATATCTCTGTAGACCATTCCCATTACTGGTACTTCACGGGTACGGGTTTCTTCGTGTTCTTCGGAGATGAGATTGCCCTCTTCATCGTATTCTGCTGGAACGGTTACTGTGTAGGATTCTGTTCTTGTATTGATTTGTTTGTATTCTGCTATTTTGCTCACTATCATTACCCCGCTCTATATACGTTTTCCATATATTGTGAACACAGTATTCTTCGAAAAATATCCTGCTGAGTAGTTATCTTTCGCTGTAATGTTTATTTTGGTTATTCCTTTTGAATAATTACGATCACTGTATGGTGCTATTCCTAATCCATTTCCAACAAGGTTTGTACCTGACTGAAAATCATTATTTATAGGTATAGGATTGGATAAAATAACAAGCCCGCTTTTTTTACATATCGGTATCTGCATTAACATATATCGTAATTCTGTACTATTTTTTTGTAGAGATTGATACATCCATGTAGTGTAATCATTAATCGTCAATTGAAGTCGTGGAATGTTCACATAATTTAGTGATTTGTCTGTGATTCCTATGTTACAAACAATATAAAAATTTGCTTTTATAGGTTCGGCTAAATCTATTAACATAGAACTGACAATTTCTTCTTTGGATGGGTTCACAGTTGCTATTAATTCAAAATCATCTTCTGAAATAATCCCCATCCTCTCCCTAGCCGTCGCCTGTTCCTCGGCTGTCCATGCAGCACCTTTTCCGTCACACATGGCGGCTTTGACGGCGTAATCAAAGTTGGAACAATCAATTTCTTTTCTAAGACGTCTCTTATTTACATCGTCAATGCTTGCGGTATTTACTTTTAATCTTCCTTGTTGATTCATTAGCCCAGTAGTATAGCCTCCGGCCGAGTTGTCGGTGTATACCAATCCAAGAGTATCATGCGAAGATATCGGTATCTCCGCCACACCGTCTTGCACAATACTCTCACCATTAATCCGCACATCCAAGTTACTTCCACCATCAGCCCACTCGCAAGTGAATGTGCCATCTTCGTTGACGGACTTGATTTTAAGGATTTTACCAGCTTCGGGAGTTGGGGGGGCGGTTAGTTTGGTGCCGAGATCTTGTTTGATGGTTTTCAGTTCCTCAGATACGTTTCCGGATTCTCCGAAGCCGTCAAGGATTTCTTTGCCTTTTTCGGTGAGCTCGTTTTTAAGCCTTTCAGTATGGTCATTAAGGTCTGCCTTGATCTGGGTTTCCAGCTTGCTTAGTAATGTCTGCTGTTGCTCCGGAGTGACCTGTTTTTCTGCTTCGAATCCTGTGTATACCCGACCAGTAGCAGACCGGGTGTTGAATTTGTGGAGTATGTTGTCTCCCTCTGTCTGGTACAGGGTGAGGGAGAATCTTACATGTCCGGTGTATGCCGTAATATCCGGGGTGATTGGCCAGATGAAGTAACAGTTGGATTCATCGGATTTCATTACTGTCTCATAATAGTTTGTGTCACCGTTGGCATTGACATAATTAATGCGTGGGGTTAATTTTTTCAATTCCAGTTCCCTATATGTAAGTGGGAGCTGGAATTGTACTGCATTAACTTCCACATCTCCGTTAATACCCAGAACCAGTTTTTCTGATGGTAAGATCAGTTCTCTCAGTTCTGGATCAACTGTAATTGTTGGTATGTTAGTGTTCATGTTTCTTTCCTCTAAAATTCAGCAAATTGTAAAACAAGAAATGTTGCATCGGTGCTATGTGTGTTTGCAGTGGGGTTGACAAAGCCTACCTTCAGGCTGCCGGCAATAGCCGAACAGCTTGAAGGTGTAAGCCATCCGCTCGCCAGATACACCGGAACAAATACGGTTGCCCCATCAACAACTTTAAATGCTGTGGTTATATTTCCTGTATACGCTCCACTCGCAATAGACGGAACTTTGAATTTAACCGTTGTGGCTGCCAATAATTTCAATCCAGAAGATACACCGAAAAGTTCTTTTGCCTGCGCAACGGTTGTTTTCTTTACCACATTTCCCGTAGCCCCCAAAAAGCAATCTGTATCTGCCGGTGCTGTATTCTCCGGAAGATCTGTTACTGTCTTACCGGTCACAGTACCAGCTACAGCATCTACCATGAGTGACTGTTGCACTGCTTTTTCAATTTCTGCCACATGTTTCTCATCAATCAGGTTCTTGCAATCCTCTGCTGCCTTGGACGCGGTCTCGGCCGCCTTATTTGCAGTATTAGCTGCAGTGCTTGCGCTCGATGCCGCAGTATTCGCACTGGAAACTGCCTTGTCTGCATTCGTCTTTGCGTCCTGTGCCGCTTTTGTGGCATTCTCACAGGCTTTCAGGGCTACTCCAACTTTTTCCTCGATATGATTGTCGATGGCTTCCCCTCCGGCCTCGTCGATCTGATCTACCATATCTTCATAGGTTGCCATACGTTTAACATCGCCCGGGGAAAAGCACTGGTAGATTGCTTTTCCGTCCGATGCGTGAGGATCCCCTTCTGTCACTACTGCAAGCTCACCGGTGCGGAGTTTCTGAGAATCAAATTTGTTGTACGGGCCGTGTCTCATTGTTATTGCCATGTTAGTTACCTCTCATTTCTTTGACTGCCTGTTTCAGGGATTCAATTTCTTCTTTCTGCTGTTTGATCATTGCAAACATTGCCGGGATCATAATACGCTCGTTCCAGTTCTCAGGCTTTCCGTCTACGTGGTCAACCGCCAAAGGGAAATATTGGTTAACATCATCGGCATTGAACATCGGAAAATCTATTCCTACGCGTTCATCATGCTCGTCAAGATAGCCGTCTTTGTATCGTGCCATTATTGGTTTGATATTGTACAGGTTGTCGATAAATTCTTTAGATAGCTCTGTTCCAAGAATTTTATAGCGTTCGGAAGAAGAACTAAATTTGGATAATTGGAAAGTATTCATGTTGATGTAACAGTTGTATCCAGTTGTGACTGTTGGATATTTGTGCAATGTAATGCCGCCGCGGAAATCCACATCTTTATAATATGTTGCATAAGTACCATATTGGTCTGGAGTATTCGCTATATTCACTACATTTTTTATTTCAATGCTATCAAGATGCACATCCCCCCCGTTACTGCAAGAAAAGTTTTCAGTTTCAAGAGTCTCAAAGGTTCCGTCAAAATAATTATCGTTTTCATTATTTATGGAAATTCCAAATCCTTCAAATTCTATTCCTGTGATGCTTCCATCTTCTTCATCCAGTTCCAAACCGCCAGAAACTGGAGTTATAGAACCATCGAGAATCCTAATTGCCGAATATTCTATTGTGTTCCCTGCCGATATGTCAGCGTAGTCTATGGGATCCTTGTAGATAATGATTTTCCCATCTTGTATTAATGTAGTTGTCAATCCCTTATCATTGTAAAACTGTAAACCATTGTTAGATAATGTTGATACGAGCTTACCTTTTGCGTCATAAGCTTTTAATACCCCATTCCCGTTACCTACACCGCCCAGGCTCAACGTTCCACCATATGCCCAATCCCAGTGGATACCGATCACGGAAAGGATGTTGAGGGCTGCATTGCCGTTACTGTCGAATCCTGCTTTCCAGACTGTGGTGGAGTCTTTGCCAGTGTAGTTTTTCGTTACAAAGAAACCATCAATACCGGATTTGTAGACAATTTTGGATTCGGATAATTTCGGTTTGTCGTGCCGGTACACGATTACAGATCCGTCGTCCTGGATGATTTTTGTCTCGTGGAAACCTAATGTGTTGGCAGCGAGTTGGCTCATCTGCTGAACGACAAGGTCGTAGGCAGACATTTCCTGATTAGTGTAATTCCGGGCGGCAATCACTGCTCTGATATAATCTGAATTATAAGTTTTTTTACTGCTATTTCTCAGTGGACTGTCTGCACTGCATTTCAGGGACGTTTTTCCGTTGAATCGGTATGTAATGTCTGTCAATATTGACTGATATGTGTTCCCATTCTGATCAATGACATAACAGATATCCCCAAACTCTGCAATCGGATAACCTATATATTCTCCCGAAAAAGCTCGGAATTTGAAACCGTTAATCAGTTTTCCAATTGCATTTACCGCGCTCTGCTCATTTCCTTTTGCAAGCTGGTTCTCTATGCTCAGGATATATCCCTCTTCGCCGCAGAGGTGTATTTTTCCTGCCATATCGGTAATCTGTATTCCGGTTATGACCACGTCATCTGCATCCGTCTGTGGCGGTGAAAGAAAATCATAGAACATGTGAAAATCATCCATCGACAAAAATGTCCCAGAATCGAACACATCGCCCGAAGAATAATCGTCAAAATTTCCACCATTAATATTGTCGCCATCCGCATAAAATTCTAAGCTCTCACTATTGTCGAAACTTCCTCCATTGCCTGCACCTTCCCACTCAAATACTGACAGATCATATGAACAGATCTGTAGGTAACCATTTCTATCAACCTTGGCATATCCACCAGCAATCATTGCTGCCTGTGCCAACACCTCACGACAACTTATATTTTCTGGTTTTGCTTTGATGGAAAAATTACTGTTCTTGAAAGTTGCCGAACCCAGTGGGAGACCGCATTGCGCACAACATTCTCTTACCATCTCACCCAATGTTGTCGGAAACACCAGCTGCGTGGAATAGCTCGTATTGGCTTTGTACATGTCATCCACAGCCTGCACCGTGATAGTCGTACCGTAAGTTTCTGGGCTTGTTACTGTGAATTTTCCCAGATAGATAGTCTCATTGATTCCAGAACCCAATTCGAAGTGTAACTGCAATTGGATAGTAGCCATATAAAAGCTGTAATCTTCAAATCGTTGATCCTGATTCCTGATTTCCATTGAAAAAGCCCGACCAATTGCTACCCCCAGTGGAAAGCTATTGCTCCCAGCTCCATCTGTCAATTCATTTCCATTTATTGAAAGATCATGCTCCGTAAGATTTACCATCCGCCCATCCGCAAACAATATGCTTGCTGATGGTTTGAAGTTCGTCCTCTGGCGCATTGTTTTTCGAAATTCTACACTTGTATTTATCATAAAGGGTTCACCCCTATAAGGTTAAAAGTTAATTTGTCATATACCTCTTCATCAGTTTTCCATGATCCCACGTTCAAGCTGCCTCTCCCTACGTAGAATTCATCCGTCCGCCACTTACCGTGATAAGCAGAAAGATACCTGCATTTGAATTTATTGCCCTTTGCCACAATCTGAAGAATCTGAGACATCTCCTGCAAAGTAAGATCCGTTGCTTTATAGGAGTAAGCTTCTACTGTAAAGAGCGGAGTAACAAGTGCAACTCCGCTCATAGGCCGTCCCGAATCGTCTGTGTACGTTGTATCGAAAGAGACTCCCAAATTTCCCGAATCCGGCTGTTTTATTTCAATTTCGTTGAATAATAATTTTTCCTGTTTCATATTCCACCTCTTACGTCAGTAAAAACGGATTTCTTCCCGTACGGTCCTGACTGAGCTTTGCTTCTTCAATTATTTCATCAAATATCGTCCTACGGTTCATCTGAGCAACAAAGCGGTAGTTTCCGCCGCCGTTACTCTGTCCTCCGGATTCTTCTCTGAAAATTTTTCTAATCAATGCTTCTGGTGCCTCAATATTATTTCCATTCTTCTGATCACCCAGCACGGCCAAAAACTCCGATCTCGGAGGAATAACCGCACCACTTGCAAGATACGGGACACTGTTCACTCGCGGAAGGCTAAGCCATGAACTGTATCTTCCAGTCGATTTCGTGATTGGATTTGTATAATTGTAATTGAACGTAAATGAACGTTCGATTCCTCCTACTGCACCATTAATGTTACTGATCGTGTTATTCACCCTGCGGATGATTTCATTGAATGTGTTGGAGATTCCTGCTGCAGCTCCGGAGATTCCGCTTGCCAGCCTATTTCCCATTCTGGTTCCGGCTGATTGCATCAGGCTTTCAAGTTTGCTTAGCTGTCTGCTTGTCGATGTCTCCATGTTTGAAATAATCTGTGAAATGCGTTCTCCCGCTTTTTCCCATTTCTTTGTCATGACATTGTACTGTGACGTAAAATGGGAATCCACTGTTTTCTGCATCTCACCAAGTTTCAGGTTTGCCGTCTGTTTCATCTGGTCAAGGTTTTTATCGACCTCTGCTGCAGAATTTCCCCAGTTCTTCACTGTGGAAGTATTCACACCACCTGCTGCATCTTCTGCCGCTTTCTGAACCCCTGCCAGATTTGTTTCTGCATCCGTTTTCATTTTCGAAGTTGTTGACGTTACAGTCTGCTGTGCTCCTGTCATAGATGCATCTATGCTGGTCTTTGTTGCCTGCACTGCATTCGGGAAATCTTCACGCAGTTTTTTATCAAGTTCGTCAAGCGGCACTCCGGCATCTTTTAGGCATGTGTAAACAGCATCTAACGCATCAGTTGTGTTGCTGTAAGGTACTTCACTGATTTTATCCCATGCAGTCTTATAAACTCCTCCAAATTCATCAGATTTAAGTGTCAACTGATATAAGGTATCTTTCAGATCAGACACGCTAATTTTGCTGGTATCAAATTTGCCAGCAGTCTCAGAGACACCGTCCCCAAGAGCAGATATTTTGTCAGTCATTCCTTCAACAAACTCTGCTGATATACCTGCTTGCGCTCCGTATTGCTCAAGAGCTGTTCTAGCTTGCTCTGCTGAAACACCATACTCAGAAAGTTTGCTAACCATATCAGCGTACATTTCATCATGCGATTTTCCAAGTTCTTCATCGGTTTCAATTAATTTCCATAATTCTTCCGATTGATTGTTTGTGAGTTTTGCTACGCCAGCAAGTTGTGTTGCGTAATCATGTAAATAACCACCGTATTGAGTGGTCATTCCATTACCACCCTGCATACTTTCCACCATTCCCGCAATTTTTGATGTCGCATATACCGCTGCGGCTGCAACTCCAACAATCAGACCAGCTTCCCCAACTAATGGTGCAAGTTCTTTTGCAAGCATCCCGAATTTACTGCCGGATCCTGCTGCTGCTTCACCAAGATCACCCAAAAGCTCACCTGCTTCTTTTGAACCACCACTGAATAAGTTTTTCAGCGAACTTGCTATACTGGCAATGTTCTCAGAAGTAAATAATTTCTTTCCAATTGCCCCTATCAGTAGTTTTATAAGACTGTCCAAACCTGTGATCTGTGCTATCTTCACAGCGAGAAATGCTTTACCCAGAAAAGCAGCAATCTTTCCGGCCGTACCACCTTTCTCTAAACCGTCAAACAGATTTCCTATTGCATCTTTGATTGCAATGATCATATCCCACAGGTATTTTCCCCAGTCAATTTCACTCAGCATAGTGCCAAGACCTTCGCCAAATTCTTCCCAGTTTGTATTCTTAAGGATACCGACCAGGAATCCAACCAGATTACCAATGAAATCATTCAGAGATTTTCCTGCATCTTCCCATTTCATGTTGGAAAATGCAGTATTCAGTCCATCGGTCACATTCTTTTCCAGATCATCCCATTTGACTGTCTTTGTAAAATTTCCCAGTAATTCAAAAGTTCCATTCAGTCCGGTTGTGAGTGTGATCGCAATTTCTGAAAAATCCACTTTATCAAAAAGTCCATTTACAGCCTTACCAAGGGCTTTTCCGAGTTCAGCCCAGCCCGTTAATCCGGCATCGTTCTTCTTCGACATGTCGGTAACGAAACCATTCAGCAAATGCCAAGAGATCATAAAGTAATTGCCGAGGAGATTACCGAGTTCTACCCAGCTTATTTCCCTGATGGCTCCTTTTAATCCCTGTGCAATCTTACTTCCCAGCTGTTTAAAATCAATGCCGCCATTTCCGATCAGCAAATTCGCTGTCCGTATCGCGGTATTGACGCCGGCGCCGATCATCCTTCCCAGTAAATCAAAATCCAGATATTTTACCAGGCTGTTAAACGTTCTGGTAAAGGCTCTTACAAATTTCGTAATTTTAGGTCCGGCTTTCTTCCAACTGATAGCGTCATAAACATGCCGCATCCCCTTATTGATCTCGTCAGCAAGGAATTTTCCCAGACCTTCCCAATCCTCTGATTTTATAAACTTCTTGATCTTATCGGCTATTTTTTTGATTTTGTTCTCAATTGGAACTTTCTCAAACATCTGCCCCGGTGTAGGTGCGGTGTACCCGCCATCTCCAGAGTTTGCACCAGAATCACTGTCTGATTCAGTTTCATACCTTGACATTTCATCCAGTGGACTCAGATATCTCTTAAGGGCTTTCGCCGCCTTATCTGCATTGGTCGCTATTTTCCCCAGCCCTGCAGCATAATTTTCCTGAACCTTAACCGCCTTTGTGAATGTCTTCTGTCCTGTAAGTGATGCAAAAAACATTCCTACATACGTAGCTGTCCGTGAGAGCATGTCAATGAAACTGCTCAGGATCGGTGCTATCACTGTCAGAATCGGCGCAAACGCAGTTGCCAGTGAGTTTTTTAGCTGCGTCAACGAAGACATCAAAAGGGATATGTCTGCATTTGTCCTCTGTGAATACTGTGCCAGATTCTGGAATCCGGTCGTTACTCCACTCATAGCGCCGGAAATGCCCCTGAATACGGCTGCCATCAGCAATGATGTTGCAAGCATCCGTTTCAATGAAAAGGTGCTCTTGTTAGTAGTCTTATGTATTGCAAATACACCGGAGGAAATCCTCTTTAACCCACTGATCACAGCGTTGGAAGATATCTGCAGTAATTTCTTTACCAGATTATCTACTGCACGCATTGTTTCGTGTATCTTTTTCTTAACCCCGTTCAGTCCAGAATTAAGCATCTTACCCGAAAACTTCTGCATTGCATTTGCAAGTGATTCTGCCTTTGGGCTTGCTTCCAGCGCAGCGTCCCCACAATCTTCGATTTCTTCACTTGCTTCCAGCGTAGCTTCACTACATTCTTTCATTTTTTGTTCAATCGATGCATAGGATGTCAATAATCGGTTGTTCATATCCTGCAGGCGCTGTTCTTCTACAGTCAGTTTTCCGGCCGTATTCTGGTATTCTTCTGTACCCTTCGGGTTTATGTAGGCAGTACCTGTATCCTGCATGTTTTTCTGCTGTCGTTCTACTTCTTCCATTTTGAGTATTACGGAATCCAGTTCTTTTTCTACTTCCCTGAAGCTGATCGCGTTTTCCGGTACTCCCAGCTCTGCCCAATCCCTTAGCTGACGTTCAAGCTCTACTGACTTTTCGAGAAGACTGTCCGCTTCCTTCTGTAAATCTTTGTAGCCTTCTGTCTCTACTTTCTGATCGGACAGTTCTTTGATTTTCTGCTTAAGATTGTCAACTTTCTGTGCCTGCTGAACATACTGGTTATTCAGCTTTGACAGTGCATCAATCTGTCTCTGGATTGCAATCTTTGTTTTCTCTCCAATATTCTTCTCCAGTGAGGAAGTTGCACGCTTTGCAGATTCTTCGATTTCTCTGATTCCCACTTTCAGTCCTTTTTCATCTACTGATGTATCAACTGTTATGGTTCCGTGTGTAGTCATGCAATCACCTCGTTTTCTTCTTGTAGCCGAATAACTCTCTCAGCGCATCTTTTTCTTCCTGTGAGCGTTCCTGACCACTGTTTTTCAGATCAATCAATTTCCTGTTGTTGCGGTAAAATTCCGCTTCCCATTTTTCCAGCTTTTTATTTTTTGCTTTTTTCTGCCTGATCATAAGAACCTGATGGAATAATCCTTCGTAGATTTCCAAATATGCGCCCATAAAAGTCCACCAGTGCATATATTTCAATGATCTGATATCTTTTCCGATATTCTTGTTGATCGCTGGCGCTATGATCGGTGAATCCTGTTCCCAATCCATCAGTTTTATTCTTGATGCGCGTTCTTCTTCCGAAATGCCACAGTCAATAAATTCTTTACCCTTCAACAAGGCATCTTCCAGACAGTCTTCCGGAATATCATCCGGATCACAATACAAAATCTGAAGCATCACCACATTCTTTTCCTGTTCCGTTAATTCAGGATCTGACATTGCCTGAAGAATATCCAGTATTGCCCGGAAGTCTGTCCGGATGTCATACGGTTCTCCGTTTAATTCAATTGAATGTGGTAATCTCCATTTATCGTCCATGATATGATTTTTTTCTCCGTTTCGGCTTGTAATATTTCTTTGTGTATTTGCCAGTACGTTTCTGCATCTTTTCCAGTCGAACGTCCAGTTCCTGATTGATCACATTACATACTGCATCCAGGCACGTTTCGTAGAATAATGTTCCATCCGGCATTGGTGAAAATGGTCCCATGATACCAAAGAATGCACTTCCAGCATCTGCGTTTACCAGATAGTTCATCTGTTCAATCACCTGTTTTTCATATTTCTGTATATCCGGATCTTCTTCTGTGACGACAAAATTCTGGAAGAATTTCGATACTTCCTTGTAGCGGCTGATAATGTTGGTATCTGCCGGACGAAAGCAAAATTCCGCAAGGCTTTTCCCCTGTTTGTTTTCGATCGTATAAGTCTTACTACCATCATCGATAACCATTGTATTCATTTTGTTTGGTGTAATAGTTTGTTCCATGGCCTTCTCCTTTTCTACCAAAATTCAGGGGTGTCCGATTCGGACACCCCTCTTTCTTTTACGCTGTAATCTCTCCTTCTGTAAATACCGGTTTTTTAGATTTGAGAGATTCATTGGTTACATAGCCTTTGATGCGGTCGCCATCCTCATGGATGTTGAATGGGAAGTTGACCCCTTCTGAATCACCACCATAGGATTGTGGTTTCACAAGTACTTCCTGTGCATATGCAAGATGTTTTGTTGCTTCTGTGTCTTCCACGATAACCTCAAGCATAACCGTTTTGCATGCATCGCCTTTTAATCTATCCATTGCAATTTCACGGATATGTGGATAAATTTTCATAGATGGATCTGCGTAATACGGATCCGCGCTGATTGACGGCTCGTATCCTTTATCACTTATCTTGTTTTTTCCAAGAATATTTTTTTTCGAAGACACATCCGGATTCAGGTCGACAGACATGTCTTCTATATCTTCTCCGACAATTTCCCACTCTGCTTTCGTCGGATCTTTTTTCCATGACGAATCCAGGAAATGAGCTAATGCTTCTCTTGTCAATTTCATAATCATTTCTTCCTTTCTTTGTAAATCACTCTTGCCTGTATCATGTAACGTGCCATTGTCCCGTCCTGGTTAACCCCTGACAGGTTTGGCATATTCTGAAGGCATTCCATCTTTTCAACTGTGCAGTTTCCCCCGAAATCCGGATAATTCCGTTTTTCATCCTGCTCATCCATCCAGTCCATGAATGCCTGTGCAAAATTCATTGCTTCCAGATTCAGATCGTCGCATCCTGTAGAATAGGACTTCACAATAATGATCGTGAATCCGTATTCTTTCTGTACATCACCGGTAACATACCTCTTTCTGACCTTATCTGAATAATTCGTGATCAGCGAAATGCTGTCTTCCGATTCTGGAGAAAAGTTGAAACTTAATATATTTCCGGCCAGTTCTTCCACTTTAGGTTCAAAATATATTTTTATTGCCTCGTGCTTTGCCATTCTTTACCTCCGTTTCAGGTATTCTTCATAAGATTTTGCCAGATCTTCTTTTCTCGCGGTCATCATAGCTTTGTCCCAGTGGTCTGTTGCCAGCGGATGCCGGAACGTACTGTATTCCAGTTTTTTACCTGTCGGTGTCTTATGAGGAGGCGAGAAAAATCCCACAACTTCTCCGCCGTCTGAAATAGGATAGTTTGGACCGTACAGCTCGCCTTCATACTGATAGTGAGCATATGGGCTGTTGTAAGTCACATGTCCAACATCTTCCTCTGCGCTGATCGTAATATCCTGCGCAAGCACGAGGTTGTCTGCCGGCACATACGGATCCATCAGTCTCGCCGCCGTAGTTGCCAAAAAAAGCATTCCCTGCCGCCCGCCAGTCATTTCTTTTGTAATCTGATTGCCAGGCTTATTCCAGTTAAATTTCACTTTCACAGCATCAGCCTCCCAAACGGTAATGTTTTGCAATTGGAAATTTTGTATTGTCCGAGAAAGCGGTTACTTTGAACGCTTCCGGTTTGTACCGGTTTAGCACCTGTGAGAACGTCTGCCCGGATTCTCCAGTGATCTCTTCCGGGCATTCTCCGTAGATCACGATGTCTCCCTGAGACGCTGTAAAATGTCCCTCTGGATCGGCTTTATATTCCGCATATGGCAGATACCGGTCATCCTCTGGGATTCGCACTACATAGGAGTTCTGTACACTTGCCTGCGTTCCGCTAAATCCGGTATTAATGACAGACTTCCAAAAACAATTATGGAGCACTGTTTTTTTCCAGTGCTCCTTTTTATCTTTACTGTCTGCTGCCTGGATCCGGTTGTATAAAGTAATGGTATGAACATAATTTTGATTCATGCTCACACCCCCTGATACAAAAGTCCGGTATCTCCCAGGTATCTGTGTATGATCTCTTTTGTTTTTCTTGCTTTTCCTTCTTCCGTGAAGATTGACTGCAACAAGTCAAAAGTCCCGGATTCTCCGTCATTGGAATAGGACTGTAAAACACCACCCTGTTCTGCTGCCTGTTGTGTGCTCTTATTTGCCTGATACAGGAGTTCCAAAAGCTCACAGGTACAATCTTTCACATCATCTGTGATAAGCCCGAAATCGGAAGTCAGACGGCTGAATGTGTACTGGTTTAGTACACGCTCAGCCTGTTTCTCCCAGAATTGAAAATCCTCTTCCTGGATTTTAGGTTTTCGTCCCATCAGGTAAGTAGTTTCGTAATAACCGTATGATGCGTACATTCGACCACCCCCTTATCAGGCGCGTTCTACAAGCGTAATATCTTTTGTTACCGCTGCTTTTGCTACAGTGAACGTTTCTGTCACAGGGATATATCCTTTCTTGGTAATCTTCGCTGTGTATGTACCTTCACGCAGATTAAATTCTGCTTTTCCGTTGTCACCGGTCACAAGGATAGCTCCATCTACATTGATACGTACTCCCTCATAAACCGTCGGACTGGATTCCTTGCCATCTGTTACTGTAAATGTAACTTTCTGGGTAACAAGAGGGGTGCCTGGTTCAAGATATGCAAATGCACATCCGGTACGGTCTTCGTTCATTCTGGTCGCCGGATTTGGAAGAGCCCAGCCCATGCGGAATACAATGCGAAGTGCTGTCATATCCTGCTGTGCCAGGTTATAGACGATTTCCTTTGTAGTCGGATCCTGAATAACACCCTGATCCAGGATCTTGACAGTTACATCCTGACGAATGGAATACACTGCCTGACTAAAATCACCAACCACAAGCTGTGCAATTTCAGGATAGAATCCGCCATTTTCCGGGAATGTAATCGGCGCGCCATCCAGGGTATATCTTGCTACATCCTGCATATTGCTTTTGAAAATCGGCTGGCCTGTGGTGTCTCGAAGTCCACGGAGTTTTGCCTTGAAATTCATCGGTGCGATAGCTCCGGAAACTCCATAACCATCTTCTTCTACTTTCGCAAACACACCATTCTCGCCAAGAATCAGATCGTAATAATCTTTTCCTGCTGTCGGAGAAACATTATTTCCTGCCTGTCTTGCCAGAGTAACAAGATCTGCCTGCCATTCTCTCGGGCGGTTATCTCCAAAAATAACTGCTGCATCTACTTTCTGACCAATTGCCTCCATAACACGTGGAGTGATCTCTCCAAAGATATCGAACTCTGCATCAGAAAGTACTGCATCTGGGATCGGTACGATAACCGCCAGCTCTCCAGCATTCAGATATACATTGTCCCACGCCTGTCTGGTGGTCTGTTTCATACCGGTATCACCATCTACCCAGTAGGCAGTCGGTAAGAAATCCAGTACACGGATTCTTGTCTGATTGGATGTCATGTTGGGAAGTTTTCTTGCCATTCCCATAAATACAGAATTTTTCGGTGCATCCTGAAAGATACTGGATACGACCTGTTCACGGATAATTGCCTCTGCATCCGCTCTGTTTGTAATATTTACTGGCATTCTTTACTCTCCTTTTCCGAGTAGGCTTCTGAGTGCTTCATTTGCCTGCTCTTTTTTAGTCTGTGCTTCATTGTTGATTCCTGTGGTCGAAGAAACTACACGAGGAATCGTAGTTGCCTGTTGAAACAGATAATCATTATCCTTCTTTAAGGCTGTGATTGCTGCTTCAATGTCCTGTGTCTGATTCTTAGATGTTTTTAAAGTATCCACATCCAAAAGAGCCATGATTGCTTTTTCATTCCGTCCAGAAGCTTTCCGGATAGCTTCTTTCACTGATGCATCAAAGGCATAATCGGACTTGATCTTCTCGATCTCTGCGTCCTTGCCCTGAAGCTGCTTTGTCAGATCGGATACCTTTGTCTGCAGCCCGGCTGCATCAATCCCCTCCATAGCTTTTAATGAAGCCTGCGCCGTATCCAGCTGAGTCTTATAGGAATCCCTTTCTGCTTTCAAAGGATTCACTTCTTTCCCATACTCTGACATAACAAACTCAACCTGTTCTGCTGTCAATCCCTGTGCTGTTAAATCTTCTCTTTTCATTTTTTCTTTTCCTTTCTTTTACTCTTGATTTACGTGTGTGAGCCACGGATTACCGACTGTTTTACGTCTGATCAGCTGACGAAAACACAAAAATAACACCCAGATTTCTCTGCGTGCTGGTCTGCTGTTTCACGGACAGCTCCGAGATATTTAGGATTGTCTCCTTCCTAGACTTTTTTCATAAGTCTTCAGAAAGATATCCGGCTTGCAGGGATACAGCTCCCCGTTTACACCCTGGATGATGTAATCCCCCAGCTTGGCATGCATCCTGCCTTCCGGTGTCTGGATTGTACAGCCGTATACAGGTATATGTCCGTCATTTAGGCTCCGGTCAATCCAGACCTTTCATCTGCCACAGCCTGGGTGAACCATGGTGGGGCTTCATATTCCGGATCGTCCGTCAGCTGGAAAACTTCCACAACTAAGGGTTTCTTTCGGTACCTCATCATTCTCACCTCCCTCCATTGCGCCGGCGCAAAATCAGTCATCGTGGGTTGCTTTAAATCCAAATTCCGGAAGGAAATTGATTTCGTAATGATATTTGTCCACAGATGCTCCGGAAATGTCTTCAACTACATACATCGTATAATCATTCAAGTACACATAATCTTTCTGATACTTGTTCTCTGCTGTCTCAATGATCACTTCCAGTTCATTTGCATCATTGTTTTTCAGTGCGAATGTTCCTGTCAGTTCCAGAAGAATAGTATCTGTCCTTGCGTTCAGGACCGTAAGCTTTCTGGTTACATTGAAGTTATCTGCTTCTTTGGAAATGTTGTAACTTACCTGATTTGCTTCTGTGCATCCGGTCACTGTGATACAGATCAGAAGTACCAGTACAATTACTGCTACAATTTTCTTTTTCATGCTCTTATTCCTCCGCAAATTTCCAATCTTCCGCAAGCATGTCTGCCTGGGATGCAAACCATCCCATCTGTACACCAGATGTTCCAACAAAAGCAATGGCCATATTGCCAATGGCTTCATGTTCGCAATTTACAAGTTTTCCGTCTGCTGCCCTGTAAGAAATCCCAGTTGCAAGCTGGATATACCGTTTCTTACCGTTCCAGCCTTCACGAGCTACTTTCATGCCACGTTTCAGATACTTGATAGCCTCTCCAAAACTAAATGTTGCCTTTCCTCCCAGAACCGGACAATTTTTCTCATCTGCTACAACCCATTCGTCAGAGAGCAGATTCATAGTTGTGTATTCCACACTCTGTGTCTCACGAATGTCGAGCAATTCTCCTTTTTCGCCATTATCCTGTGGGCGGCACTGAATCATAATCGTTTCTTTTTCTGCGTCCCAATACCAATATCCGCCCCATGACGGAAGTTTCACTTTTGCTCCCTGTTTCATAAGTTTTAATGCTTCTGAAAATTTCATATTTTTTCTTCCTCTCTTTCTTAAAAAAGTGTATAAAAATACCAGAGCATAAGCTCCGGCAAGTAAACCATCTAAATATTTCTAAAATACTCCTGCTCTGTTATACTGAGTTCAGGAGGTGATATGATGCTCGATAAAACATCAAAAAAAGTTCTACAGTACATTTTGAATTGTCCAAACTGTACTTTTTCTGTCAATAAAGAATTTCCGGATTTTTTATCTCGTGATGCAATGCTTGCGTGCATTGATTATCTCGAAGAAAAAGGCTATGTAACTACGCGCCGAGTTTCTGGAAATATACTGCTTTCTGCTACTCTTACTCACACCGGCAGACATCAGAAAGAGTTTAATTCTATTAGCATCAAACGATATCTGCTGGACAAATGGGTAGATATTTTAGCTCTTATTATCTCAATTCTGGCATTTTTAGGTGCCTACCGTCATGAAATCAGTGCAGTATTACAGCTATTAACGAAAGCACTGATAAAATAAGGGATATCCTTGAAATCAGCAAAAAATCAGACCATTTATCCCATACTTTTTCTTTTCTCATTGAAAATGCTCCTTTCTGAGTATAAAAATACCACCGGCCATTTCTGACTGGTGGTATTAGTCCATGTTTAATCTTGTCCCACAATTATCGCATCGGAAACATTTTGTTGTTTTGCAATCGCCTACAGGGATCATTACTCCCTTTTTGCAATGGTTGCACATTACTTCTTCACCATTTCTCATTTTTTTAATTCTTTGAAACAATTCCTCTACTTCGTTCATATAGCTACCTCCATTTATAATCCGGATAATCCCTCTTCACTGATTTAATTATATCACGCAGCTCTTCACCGGTCAATTTGTCAACACCTTTTCGGTGCTTTATTTCCTGTGCCCTACAAACGCATTCAGACCATTGGTTTCCGCCAATATCATATCTGTGATGCGTAACTTCATGTACAAGAGTTTTTGCCGTCTTTTGGACTGTAGCAGTTTTAGTTGCATAGATATAAATATTATCTTTGATTTGCATTCCAAATGTATTTTCGGGCGTGTCAACTTTGTAACACATTTTGATTTTCAGTTCTGGATGTTCTGAAATGTACTTTACAGTCTCTCGTCCAACATTAGACTTATTCAGATTGTTCATCAGCCTTCTTGTAGTAATAACATCTTTTTGTCCATTGTTAAACTCAGTAAAATGTTCTGAAAACCTCGATTTATGTGCTTGCCTTTCCTGTTCTGCTATTTTCTCCTGTGTTATTTGTTCTGCCTTTGCGTTTTCAGCTTTTGTCGGCATAAACCTGCCTCTCAGGCCATCCTGCATAATGCGTTGTTTCTGTTCCGGAAGCTTCATTTTCTCAGAAAAATCTTTATAAGTCTGCATCTGTCCCCGATACTTTGCTTTTGCGAGAATGATATCTTCCGGATCTGCGTCGCCTTCCTGAAGAAGTTTTATCTTCTGGCGCTGCGCACGCATATTGCGTTCCATCTTCCGTTGCTGTTGCAGTGCTTCATATGTGGTGTACTGCTTTCCGTTGTATTCTTTCGGTGTGTTCTCCTCTTTTAGCATCCGTGTAAGCTGTTCGTCTGTATAAGTTCTTATTGATCCCGGAGGAAATGGTTTATAGTCATGGTAACAGTTAATTCCCTTCAGTCCTGTTATTTCTCCGAGTCCACATACTGTGATTAACTGCTGCATCGTCCATACGCGTCCCTGCCACGGCTGATGTGTAGGTCTCGCTCCAACGTGATAACTGACTTCATACTGATCTGTATTGAGATCTGCAGCCACCTGTTCATTAATCTTTCCCTGCACCTGCCTGAATCCAGTGAGGACTGCCCTTCTGACTGCCACATTTACTCTATCCCGGTGTCCCGAATCATATTCTATGTACCGGATGCCCGATCTTGTCATCTCCGTAATCGTCCGGTTCAGAACTGCATTATAGTCAAACGCTCCAGACTGGATATCCATCACTGCATTGTCCAATGTGGATCTATAATAATCCAATAACGGAGATGACCTTATCTTTCCGGTTGCCGGATTCTTGATTGCAAAGCCCATAGAGCCGGTTATATTTTGATACTCACTCATCAGCTGCTGCTTTGTTGTTTCTATCAAGCTCTGCAAAAACGTGTTCTGGTCAAATGGTATCTGTTGAAAGTCCGCTATACGGTATGCCCGAGCATGTCCGTAATATTCTTTATACGTTTCGTCCGAAAAGATGCGGTCCATCTCTTTGTCTGATGCTTCCAACGCTTTCTGAATCCATGCTGTAACCTCCTCTTTCGCCATTCCAAGCTGTTGTAATCTGCTGATCTGCCAGTCTGCAGTAGCTGTAGACACTCCGTTTTCTTTTATTCGCCGAACAATGTCAGACATGATCCTCACTTCCAGCTCAGAAAAGATATTTTCCGTTTTGACTGTCAGCTTTTCAATTTCTCCCTGTGTCATTCAATCACCGTGTTATCTTCCACCTGTTGAACTGCTGCCTTTGCCTGTTCCTCGGTTTCCCCGTACCACTTCTTCCGATATTCCCAAAGCGGCATTACTCCCATGGAAACGTCCTGTCTGTCTGACTGTCGTTCAGATTCCACATCTGTCACAATAGAATCATCCCAGTCGAAGGAAGTCTGATATGTTCCAGACGGGCACAAATGGTAGATATCGCACCAGAATGCAATTGCATCTACTAAATCCTCCAGGGCATGTTGCAACGCCGTCTGGCAGCTCTGTACAAAAGAATAGGACCGTTGTTTGCTTGCCTTTATCTCTTCCGCAGTCTTATCCGTGTTATTCGGATCCGAAATCGTTCCATAAGCCAGATTGCATTCAAATTCAATCATCCTCATTAGATGGTTCCACCCATTGAAATACGATTCATCTCTGATGTCTGGCGAAAAGATATCCATGAGAGGCTTGTCAACAGCACCGGCATTATATTCAACTGCCCGGTACAGTCTCTTTTTGCCAGCTGGGTAGATCGGTTCGCCCGTGCTCTGATTTGTTCCCAGTAAGCTTCGTGCAATATGAACTGCAGATTCTTTGCTTCCATATTCCCAGTTGATTTGAGAATATCTTCTGTCAGCTTCCTGTATATGTTCCACAGCTCGTGAAAACACTGATGCTCCAAGCGGACTTTCTGAATCCTGGTTGTTTCCAAGTGGTACTCTGAAATATCCAAACGGTAGCTTTTCCACCCCGGAAAATGTTATTTCCTGTGCGAGATCCGACCATTTCGGCACCGAATTAACCGGTATCTCTGTTCCGATCATTCCATCTGTTCTGGAAACAAAAGCTTTATTACGAATATTTAGAAGTCCATCTTTTAATGTATGTACTTCTATTCTGCTGTATATTTCATTATTCCGACGGAACTGATCCAAAAACGCGCATCTTGTGATTGTTTCGGTATCAAATTCTAACGGAAAGAAATTGTCTGCCTGTATGTACTGGATAGAAATACCATTCATAGTTACGTAAGGCTTAAAGATCAGGCCGCCTTTTGCATCTGCATATTCAGCCTGAATCCTTAGTTTTTCAATTACTTTCTGATACACCCTATCAATGTATGAGGCTTTCGCGCTTCCGGATACCTCGCTTTTTACTTCCAGTACAGTCAATCGTGCAATCTCGCCTGCCACTGCTGCTGCAACTCCCGCGCTCTGTGTATTTTCGTTGAGCCATGGTGCTTTGTCTTTATATAGTGCAGACCACATTTCAATATGTTCTGCTGTTCTCCCACTCATTGCATAATCAATCTGCTCATCCTTGTCCAGGATTTTACGCAATGCCTGATACATATTTGTATAATTCATATTAATCACCCGTACCTGATGAGCTGACTGATCAGCCGCTCAAACGTATATTCATAACTATCTAGTGAGTCAATGTCACTGGTTCCATCATCGAGTCTTACATTCTTTGTCAGTTCTTTCGGATCCCAGACTGCTGTGCACAGTGCTGTTACAAGGCTATCGCACTCACCGTCCATATAAGCGAAACGGCCTTGTGCCATAAGGATTGAAGTTGCGTTAATACGATCGTTAATTTCCGTTTTTAACGCATTTTCCACTCTTATCCATCCAAGGCCATTTTTTCTAAGACTACTACGTATTCCTGCGATCAAAGTCTGCTCTGCACTATCTGCATAAACTACAGTCACATATCCGTACCGGCCTAGTATCTTCTGTACAAAATTACAGAACATCTTTCCCAACATATCCGGATCTATCTCCAAAGGATTGCCATTCTCATCTTTACAGTTGATCCACTCAGATGCCAAAGGCACAACCATCTGAAATCCCCTCGTAATTGCTGTGGCAGTAAAAGAATGTCCTGATCCAGAACCACCGAAGTCAATGCCGAGATTGATCTCCATGATATCTTTTGGTTTCTCTTTTAATGCAAAGCCAAATTTCTTGGTACTGATATCATCTGCAAATCTGCGAAAAATCAGACCATTTGCCACAACACGCATTCCTTTGATGTCGCGCATATACCAGATAGAGTTGACATCATATCTGCTTTCTATTTCTTTCAGACGTTCCGAGGTGATGTTAATGTTGTCATAGATAGTACAGTGCATGTAATTATAGCCGCCAGGGAAGTTCCCTTCTTCCTGCTGCCGCTGGTATCTGTCAATGTATTCTGAGTAAATAGCAGCTCTCGGATTATCCGGGTTAAGATCCCAGAATACTTTCAAGTGCTTAGCTGCCAGTTGTCGGTTAAATGCTTCTTTGATGGTATTGTCGTGGTGAAGATTGATCTCGGTAGCAATCCACATGCCATAAGAGTTACCACGGATTTTCTTGTAACTGTCCTCTTTAGCTCCTCCGGCAAAGATCACAATCTTCTGTTTGTTGTGCGTTGCTGGCCCTTTGATGAATAGTGCTTCATTGTCCTTGTATTTTCCCCAATGGCTCTGACCGCGGAATATCCATTCAAGTCCCATTCCATTGCAATCACCAATGTTCATTTTTGCGTTCGCCATCGTAGACCCTGTTGCAAGGTGGATCTTGTCTGGTGTAGTCTTTAACTCATGCGCAAAAGCAAATACATTATCAACTGTCTTACCAGCTCGAACTGCGCCTTCTGCCACGTTATAGGAACACTCCTTGCATCTGCGGATATATTCCTTATGTTTCTCAGAAAAGCGATATAAAATAGTTTTCTTTTTGGTAAATCTATTCGCTGCTGCCATAGATCTCGCCCTCTATGTCATCCAAATTTTCAATCTCCTGATTGTTTCCGGTAATTTTGTCCGTCTGTGCTCTCATCTGTGCAATCCGGGCGCGCTGTTCCTCTGTTCCCATGTCCATATGGTCAGATAGCCACTGTAAAGCTTTCATCCGATCGGCAAGTTTAATGCTTGATCCGTTCTTTCCATGCTTTACCTCAGCTATGATAGTTCCGTCCACTTCTGTCGAATCCTTGAAGTGGATTATATTTACAGTTTCCATGAGTGTCTTCTTTTTTCCTGTCTTTGGATCTTGTACCTGTACAGGTCCGTACATAGCCATCACGGGAACTTTCTCCGTTCCGAATTTCACGTAATCTGTAATATCGGAAAATGCAATATCCATGTATTTTTGGAAGATATCTGCTTCAGAAAGAAATTCTCTGTTAAGACGATTTTGCTTTAAGCGAATGATTTCTTCTTTTACCTTGTCATTTCTCAGCATCCTGCTGCCATTCTGCATTGCGTTTTCGTAGCTACATCCATATGCTTTTTGATATGCTTTTGTCGCGTTAAAACAGCGTGTGTAATATATGCAAAAAAGCCGCTGTTTATCGTTCAGATCCGGATTTTCTATCACGGACTCAACTTCGTCTTCAGCAGTCTTTTTCTTTTCAGATTTTTGTGTGCACACTTTTTCATTTTTTGTGTGCACACTTTTTTTGTCATCTTTCGACCATTTGTATCTGGTTTTCCAGGACTTTACTGTATTTATTGTTACACCGTATTTCTCGGCAATTTCTTTATATTTCATTCCCTTGCAGTAATCTACATATGCGAGATCACTATTGGGGGCTCTTACCTTTTCATTCAACCCTCACCACCTCTCATTCATTTCGTTTTTGATAATTGTTAAAATACAGTCCTGCCAGTACCATACACGACAGCCGATTGCTACCGTGACGAAAGGAGGTGCTAACACATACAGTGAGTCCATGCCTAAAGTATGTATGCGCTGGTGCTGTGCACGCTGTACGAAAATTGGCATTAGAAAAGCACCCCGAAGGGTGCCTCTCTTGTTTCAATATGTTTTTTACGCTTTCTGTGTTTTTGCTAAAATAGCCTCCTGTAATACCTGCGAAAAATTAATCTTTCTTTTTTCGGCAAAAGTATTTAACCATGCCGGAATAGTTACATTTTTTCTCACTGCTTTTTCACCATACTGCTCTGCATATTTGTCCATATCAAGCAATACGATATTTACCTGCCCGTTTTCACGTGGTTTTACATCTGCATATGCAGATGCTTTAGGAATCTCATTACCTTCTTCTAACTCGTCAAGTACCCATCCGCTTGCCGCATCAATGGCCATTTCAAAAGCCTCTTCAAGGTCATTCCCCTCCGTGACGCATCCGGGTAGATCTGGAAATTCTACAGTGTAGCCTCCTGATCCGTCTGAAAACGGATAAAAGACCGCCGGATAAATAAGTTTCATTGTTGCTCCTCCTCTTCTCATTTAGGATCATGTTAAGATATATTATTAGCGCGGCTGGATTTTATATTCCAGCCTGACGCTTAATTGATTTTACTGTATCCATATGTATATCACCGCCATGTTCGGGTATCGTTACCTTCCCTGGCTTAGTCGGATGTTTGTATTGATGGTGCGAACCCTTCTGAGCTACTTGATACCATCCATCCGCCAGTAAAATCTTTTCGAGTTCTCTGAACCGCATCTTAACAGTGCTCCTTTCTGTTGTTCTATGTTTATATTATAATACGCACTATGCGCACTGTCAAGTTTTTTATACGCATTATACACATTTTATAAAAAGGTGTCCGAATTGGACACCTGAATATTCAAAAGCGGAACTGCTGCCAGCTCCGCTTCTTTAAGGAGATACTATTATGAAAACCTGCATTCACGCGCTTCCCTCACGTGATCGGAACAGATGGGCTTGAACCACCGACACGAGTGCTGAAATGCCTCTGCTCTACGCTGCTGAGCTATGTTCCGGTATGCTTTTCGGACCAGCCTCTAGTCATCAGGATAAGCAATAACCTTTTCCCTCAGGGATAATTGGTACTCATATGGGAAAGTACGTATGGAACGCATTGGTTATCTCCAATTCGTTCAGGATATACTATAGCATCTTTCATCGTGACATGTGTGACATTCGTGACAAACTTTAATTTTTTTCGAAAAATCTTTGAAATTCTTTCTTCAAACCTGTCTCTGTTGTCTTCCGTCCCATCCGATCTGCTACCTGCTGCCACGTCATATCCTCGAAGATCTTATACTTGATGATACGCTGCATCCGGAAGGGGATTGATATCATCCATACTTCCACCTGCAGTTTCAGTTCTTCGGCTTTCGCTTTCTTCTTTCTCAGGATCTCTTTCTTTGCCCTGAGCCTGCTGTCATCTGCATAAGAGTATGTCGTTCCCTGTACCTTGAAATGCTGTGGGTTATAGGGAAATTCTGGATTACTTCCAGATACTGTCTCATTTGCAGTGATACTCTTTTTGTCTTCCAGCTTCCTGATCTCTGCCTCTGTCTCTTTGATCACCTCACATGCATCTATGTATTCTTCCAGAATTCTCTTATCCACGATGTCAGCCTCCCCGTTTCCATTCCTTTTTTGTTTTCTTATCTCTGATCCCTGTTATCTCCAGACCTAAAAGACCAGCAGTATTGTTCAGGACTGTAAAAGCATTATAAATATGCGTTGGCATGTGTCCTGCTGCCTTGATGGCCTTTCCCTGCGTTGGATCCGGATAACCTTCATGGTTCTTGTATGTCATCACTATTCACCTTCATCCTTTACACACATGTCCCAATACCTGCATGTCATACAGCAATGTCTGCATTGTTTCTTTCGTGACTTAAATATCCAGTGTATCAAACGTTTCATCCTGTTCCACCGCCTTCCGCGATTTTGATTGCCTCTTCTAATTTTATCACTTCTTCTACATGTTCTCCGTTTTGCGGATTAGAATAAAATTCTTTGCTTGTAGCGACCATAAAAGCGTTCTCTTTAAGTTGTTCTACAATCCTATCTGTATCGAATACTGTCGGCTGTTCGTCAATGACTTCGCAAAATAAACATGCTGGAAAACTCTCCCTTCCCATATTCAATGTTGCCTGAATAGATTCGATTAATAAATCAGCATCAATCAGTTTCATATTCCTCACACTCCTCCGCATATTCATAACGGTCCATCATGTCGCACCGGTTATCGCAACCTTCCTGTCTCTCACAGTGGATACAGCACTCTGTTTTTCCGTCCGGGCATTCGATTTTGCAATATCCCATATTCAGTCCTCCTTAAAACTAGGCCACACCGTCATATTATCTACTTCACAATCACAGTTATTGTAATTAATGTCTTTTGGCGCTTGTACTTTAGTGATTTCTTTAGCTTTTTCCTCAATGTCCGCTTCTCAGCATGCAAAATAACAGCTCTATCATCGATTTCTTCCGTAATCCATAATGACACGGCATCACGACTGCAAGTTTCCACTTCTTGTCTGTATTAATCGGAGTAGGTGATTCAAATTCATCTGCTGCCGTTGTATATTCCGGGACCGCGACCATCACTCCGACGTGTGTAGCTGATTCTGGAAAGTTCTCGTGTATATGTTTCCAGAACTTCCCGTTCCGCATGTCTTCCAGAAGTTCTTTATAGCACTGCATCGTAGTTACTATGTAATTCTTTTCACCAAGAAAATTCAGCCCGTTCCCACTATAGAAGTCTTCTTTACAGCTTTTAATTTCATAGCAAACGAAAATCCCCTTTTCTATTTCTGATACAGAACATTGATTTGCCGGAATGAACTGCATGTAATCTACTCTTTTGGGCTTTCCTTTTGCCGCCCATGGATCAATGCTCACTTCTTTCGCCCAGTATTTCCCCATGCCGGAGAAATACTGTCTTTCTAAAAGTTCGCATAACATCTTTGTCGTCTCTCTTCTATTCATATCTATTCTCACTTAAGGTCTGTGCATAAACGTGTCAAAATCCAGATTCTGTTCTCTGATTCTTCCCTTCTCTAACGGGTAGGTTTCGTTCATCATTGCTTTTACATCCTGTAGTTCTGCTATAAGAGCATCAATACTCTCTGTCCTTGAAAATGTCAAGATAACTTCTGCCTGAACCGGATCCCATTCATCTTCTACTGGAACTTTCTCGCCTATTTCATGTGGTGGCTGTGTAATGCAGCACAAAGCTCCGATGTTGTTGCTAAGAGCTCCCGTCATTCTGATATCGCCTGTTCCGAACTCCATTTTAGCTTTTCCTTTAATCATTCACTTCCACCTCGCTGTCTTCTGGCATTTGGAAAATGGTTTTCTCTTGAAGTTTCTTTTTCAGTTCATTGATAGCTACTTTTTCATAGTATGTGACTTTAATGCCGCCCATGCCCGCTGGCATCAGCCGAAGCATTTCATATTCTGCGTGGGCTTTCTGGAGCATATCCAGTACCTTTACAGCTTTTTGCTTGTTACTGTATTCTCCAAGCAGATAACTGCATCCAGTGATATATGATGTTATAACTGTTTTTACAAGTCCTTCTGCAATCTCAATGCCTGCCAAAGCATTAAGATTTGTCAATACTTCTTTATTCTGGCTTCTGATCAGCATCTTTCTTCCTCCTTGTCTTCTTTGGTTCCCACAGTTCGCATTTCAGGCATCTGGCTTTACTGACTACCAGCTGTCCGCGGATCATGGTTGCCTGTTTGCAGGTGGGTTTTGTGTATACTGCAAAGTTTCCGGTTCTTTTTGCATGTTTGCAGGTATCAAACTTTTCTTTTTCCACTTCTTCTTCCTCTCTTTCCCTTTTCGTATTTCGAACAGATTTCTTCCGGTTGTCCCATGTTCCGGGTGTGACCGGTCTTTGAGTAATAATCACATTCGTACGGCAGTTCTTTGTTGCGTGCCCGGTAGATACAAGTTTTACACTCCGTAACCTTCTTCTTGCGTGGTGTTCTCGGTGTTGGCGGGATATCCAGATTGTATTTCTTCTTCCATCTGGAAACCGTGGTGCTGATCACACCAAATGCCTGTGCTATTTCTTTTGCGGTCATTCCCTGCTGCAGGCACCGTTTCATCTTCTCTTCGTCGTATTTCCCAGTATCGTGGTTATAAGCCGGTTTCAGGTCATATCGCTTTAGCAAGCGGCGGATGGTTTCAAACGATGTATCTAGGCTGACCGCCATCTCTGTCTGCGTCATGCCCTGATCTATACATTTCTGCATAATTTCTTTTGTGATCGTGTCTTTGTACATAAGCTACCTCAGTCCTATTACACATGTGATCCAGAGCGTGCACCGCACGATTGTAGCCGCGATATCTTTTCGTCTTGCAGCTCCGCACGCGGCAAGGATTGCATATATAATTATCAACAGTAAGATAATTAGTTTTAGTGTCTCCAGTACTGTCGTTATCATCTCGTTCCGCTCCTTTCATCGTTCCGGAAGAACTGTTTCAGCATCACATCTTTCCAGTTCTTCCTGTGGTGATCACAGGTATCATCATCCTCTATCAGGATGCCTTTTCGGTCGCAGAGACCATCATCGTTATCCCTGCAGGTTTTACATGTTTTATTTTCCATTCTCTACCTCCTGACTATAAATAACTCTTTCCGAAGATCTCCCGGAACTGCTGCCGGGTATGTTCCTTTTCGAATTGTCTCTGTGCTGTTCTTTTCAGATACAGATCAGCTTCACGGTATCTGTGCACTGCTTCTGGTCCTTCACGGTGACATTCTGCACACAGATGTACTTTCATGCCATATTCTTCCGATTTTGTCCGGCTGCCAGTGCCGAAGAAGATATGATGATCTTCTATTCGTTGCCTGCTGCCGCAGAGATAACAGATACCGGGCTGATCTCCGGGAAGAATGCTTTTCATATGTTTCTTTCTTTTTTTCTTTGTTGTTGATTTCGGAAACAGCAAGCCTTCCTGATCCATTGTGTTTCCTTTCTTTGGGAGAGGTATACAGGTACCTCCCCCGGTGTGTTGTATATGGATTTTAGATTGCACCCGTTATTTTGATGTGTCCGATTCGGACACCTTTGCTCCTCTGCTGCATCCGTCAGTTTCTTTTAATGTTCCGTCCATCCCTATTCCTGACCTGCAATATGATAGATCTGTTACTGGGTGGGATGCCTTGTACTCGCACTCTTTACAGAGGACGATCTCCTGGTATTTGGTCATTATTTTACGCAGTTCGCTTTCTTCAAAATCGTTGATCTTATTGTACTGGTTCAGGATATTACAGAAATGTTGTCTCATCTCACATTCTTCCGCGCAGTAATCTTCCAGTTTCTCCTGATCTGTGATCTCTTTTGGCCTCTGACATATGTGATCGCAGATGTAACCCGCCATATTCTCAACAATTTCGTCCATTTTTGTTCTTCTCATTTCTTTTTTCTTTCTTCGGACACCACCGGGGAGCTGTTTTTATTGTTGGTCTGGTTTCTCGTTCATTTGTTCCAAAACATACAAAGCATCTTGCTTTGCTTCCGAAAGCTTTTGCTGGAAGTCTTTCGGAGACCGGATGCTCGCAGTAATATTCGCCCCGTCCGTACGAAGAATAAATTCCTCCTGATCTGTGATGCATTATCAGATACTCACATTCCGTACATTTAGTCTTCATTTCTGTACTCCTTTCAGAAACTCTACAAGTTCTGTTTCGCTATTCGGGTACTTGTTGTATTTTGAATGATACGTCCATTTCGGTATTCCATTATTTCTTTCCGGTTCAGGTCCGCCTACAAGATGCATGTAGTACGGTTCGTTCGGTGCCCACGGACTATTGTGAACCGGTTCCGGATCATATTCTTCTACGATCAGACGCGTGCCGTTTTCAAAATCATATTTGTAGTACCTCGCTCCGATATGTTCATCTGTGTACCACAGTCCCCATTCTTTATATTTTCTCAGCCATTCTTTTCGCTGATCATTATTTTTCATAACTGGCAATGGTGGCTGTATCGATATTTCAAAACTATCTGCTGATGCCATCTCGGTAATATCGCCGGCATGGTCAGACATTTTGTTATTCTCAACAATATGTTCCTCGATTTTGGTGGCTTCAACAAAATCGTCCTGCTGCAGATTGTCCGGTACTCCTGCTGCTGATTGATCTTCCGGATCATCAAATTCAGGAGAGAATGGATCGTACATGAATCTTGCCTGTTCAACCAGATATCTGTAACTTGTATTCAAAGTTCTTCCCTTGCATTCGAATTTTGCACCTGCTGACATTCCGCGGAATTCATAATTCATTACACTGCTTCCGCTCAGCGAACTAAACCCACAAGGAGCAAGTACTTTCTGTGCCATGACTGCTGATTCATGATTGTTTTTTGCCGGTCTGATTGCTCTCATCATACGGGCAAACTTATTAGGAAATTCATCATGAAACGTTGTGATTGCTTCTTTTATCGTCAGTTCTTCAGGTTCGTCCACTGCTGCCATTTTGACCGGTTTCTGTTTCTTTCCGTATTTCTCGATCAATTTCTTCGAGAAGTCTGTCCAGCTTATCAGTTCTTCCTGATCAGAGCCAGTATTGAAGATGATTCCTTCCTTGCTTCCCTGATAGTTCAGGTGTCCGTTTCGGACACGTACTGTTCCGTACAGGGCGCTGAGCATGTATGTAGTCATATTCAGGTCTGATTTCCTGACATAGGTCTCTATGTTCTTCCGTAAGGATTCGTAGAACCGGTCAATCTGGATATCTACCGGAATGACTGTGTTGACTTCTTCCGGTTTATGCGGATGCAGCACCTGCTCTATTGTTAATTGGCCAGGAATGTTTCTTTCCTGTTCCTGCTGTGCTTTCAGGAGTTTTGCATCGTTCAGAGCAAGCTGTCCGGCATTTTCTAACAGTTCGCAGGCTTGCGTCTGGTATTTCTCATTTAAGCCAGAAAGCTCTGCTGCCGTGGAAATATTCAGCTTGTTCTGCTTAAATGCGTTCATAAGGCTTTCAGACAGATTAGAGTTGATGCTGTGATACCTTCCGATCTGGGTAGACGAGACTCCTATCAGGTCAGATACAATCTCTCTTGTCTTGCCCTCAAGATCTGTTTTTTCGCGGAGTTCCTTGACCAGTTCTTCCATCTGCAGTGCTTCCGTCATTTTCTCCCAGTCGGATTTTTCACGGTAGGTATTGGACTGGATGATTATGATCTTCCGGATGATCTCGTCTTCTTCAGATGCTGTGCTCAGCTCGATCTTAGGCTTATACACGCACGGGATCTTCCGGAAGCGGTCCATCCCCTCCTCAATCAGCTCAAGACAGCATTTTCTTCTGGAATGTCCGGCCAAAATATAATCTTTGCCATCCCTTTCCTCGATCAGGAGTGGTTGCAGGATCCCCAGTGCCTTAATGGACTGTTTTAGCTTTTCGGTGTCTTCGGTGCTATAGAAGTTATCCTTTGACGGGATCAGATCTTCCGGATTACGGTATACCGTCTTCTGCTCTGGAATAGTCATTTCCTGTGAAGAACGTTCTGAGAGCATTCCCTTAAGGTCAAATTTCGCCATCCTGTGCACCTCCGATCATATCCAGATACTCAGTAACAAGTAACTCATAGTCTTCTGCTGCTGCCGATCGCGAGCTGTGGAGGGCAACCGGTGCACGCATGAAGGTGCTTCTTGCAACTACACCAGAGAAACGAATTATTGTTTTCATCGTCGGATAACGATCTCTGATGATCTCTGCTCCCTGGACGTGTGCCGGATTGCCTTTCTGATACTTGCTTATGAAGCAGCGTACGTTCTGCAAATCCGGATTCAGTTCTTCCTTAACTTCCTGAATCTGTTCTAGGAGCTCGTTCATGCCTTCCAGTGTGTTATCATCCACCTCAACCGGAATCAGCACATCATTAGCGGCTGTCAGTGCATTAATAACCGAAATGTTGATATCCGGAGCATTATCCACTACGCAAAAATCATACCTGTCTGCTACCTGCTGCAATGCCTTTCTTAATCTGTTCTGCTGCGGTCTCACGCGGTCCATGGTCACTTCCATGTTTGCGGTCAAGAGTCCGAGATTCGCCGTGATGATATCCAGTTCCTCATAATCTGTGTTGTGGATCAGACTCTGCATATCCGGATGCCGGTCTGTCATAATCCGATCAATGCCGTCCCCATCTGAGGTGCGGCGGTTTAATCCCCTGCTGCAGTCTCCCTGCTTGTCGTTATCCACCAGAAGCACCTTATATCCCCGTGTAGTAAGGATATAAGCGATGTTGATGCTTGATGTGGTCTTCGCCACACCGCCTTTTAAGTTGATAATTGCAATTGTTCTCATACATATTTCCCCTTTTTTCTTAGTTGTAGATACCGCGTCGTCTTCTTGCCGCTTTGTCAGCGCGAATCATCCACTCCGGTTTTCCTTCCTCTGGTTCGCTATCATACAATATTGCACCTCCTTCATCTCTGTAGTATCTATATCTCACTCCATTACGGACAGACATTCCCAGAAACTCCATTGTTGCCGGATTCTGGTCTGGTCTCAGGCTCCAGGCCTGTTCCGATAATTCTTTTGCATTCATCTTTCTTCATCATCTCCTGTAACCACATGGAACTATTGTGTTTTCCTGATATTGCTGATACTTTGTGTGGTTCTGAAAATTTATGGACGTTTCGGTATACCTGCTGCCATTCCTGTGCGTTTTTGATCAGATTCCCTTTTGCATCGCACCAACCATCCTCTACCATCTTTTCTAGCTTAGAAAGGTGGCTTGCTGCGTAAATATCCTGTGTATGCACGCAGACCTCGACCGGGAAGTTCATTCTGGATAACGCTTCATCTATGATCCGGAGTACAGTCTGGTGGTATGTGCCGGTATAATTGCCAAAATATTGCCTAGTCCATTCATCCCCGCTACGCAGAAACGTAGAGAGGACATATCCGCATTTTCTGTATGTTTTTCCCTGATATACACTGTCTGTTTCCAGATATACATCTACTTTCTGCATGCTTTATTCCTTCTTCTTGATTTTCACTAATGTGTAATGCCGGTACGCATAGCCGGTTACTGGGTTCTTCCCTGTCTCGATGCTTTCCGGATCCACGTAATAACCTTTTGGTGCTTTTGGCGGACGTGGTTTACCGTCGCGATCAACAAGGCTCCTTCTTTTAATTTCTTCTGTCTCAGGATCCTTGCGGATGAGGTTTCTGGACGGGTGGTATCTCTTAAGCTCTTCTGACTCCCACTTCTCCAGAGGTTTTGTGATATAGATGGCAAGCTGTCTGTATCCGCCTTCGCTGTAGAGTGTGCGGAAATTGACATGTCCGTGTCCCCACTGCTGTTCCCAAAGATCTGTAATTATCAGATCTGTAGCCGTTTTTTCATTGGCTTCACGGTTGATCAGGATGTGGATGTGTCGGCCACCTCTGGATCCGATTGCAAGACGGTATATGTATTTCAGGATCCATCCCTGTTTTTTATATTTTTCCCTGATCTTTCTCACCAGTTTACCGGCATGGTCCTTCATTTCTTCCCATGTGGGTTTATAATCTCTGGGATAAGTGAGGGTGATCCAGTAATCCCTTTCGCGGAAGTTCCACTTGATCAGCCTTCGAACATCACGTTCGCGTTTCCACTGGTTATGCTTCGCAATCTCTTCCGGAGTGGCTTTCCTTCTTTTCTGTCTGGTCTGTCCTCTTGCTCCATACTTTCCGGTATGCTTTTCTTCGATCTCTACTGTGTCCCCACAGTCCCATCTCTGTCTGATATATCCGCATAGTGTCTTATATCTCATATGCACCTCTGTCGTAACTCTAATACGCTTAATCGAGCCCCCAAGAGGTACTCGATACCTCCGTGGATCTCAAAAAAGGTCAAAAATATAGCAGGTGGTTTCTGCCTGCATCTTGACATTCAGGCGCTGTATGATATACTAACTATAGTTGTTATTTCATACAGCACCATTTAATTACCGAACCTTTACAGTTGCCGCTGTGGGGTTCTTTTTCTTTGTCTTCTTATCCTCCAGCCACAGGATTATTCCGCATACAATTCCCGCGATCGTAAAAATTCCGACCACGCATCCTGTTCTGGTATCCCACTGCCATATCGGGAGATTTCCTACAATAATCCCCGTGATCAAAGAAATGTTAAGTTCTCTCACCATCGTTTCTACCTCCTTCTATTGTGTAAGATCCTCCATAGTCTTCTTTCCGGAGTTCTGCTATCTCCGTGGCTCCTGATCGGGTGCCGTAGCAGGAGCCGATCGTTCCATCAGAGAATCTTATGATCCATATCTTTCTCATGCTGTTTCTCCTTGTGGTTCTGCTGGTTTCTGGGTTTCAATGAATCTTTCCAGATCGCTTCCCCGAATCTTTCTGGTCCCATTACCCTTTCCTAAAATCAGGTATGGAAGCTGTCCGGTATTCATTAACTCATAGACTGTAGATACATTGATGAGCAGAATTTGTGCTGCCTGCTTTGCCGTGTATAATGGTTTGTATGGTTCTACCATATCTCTCACCTCGCTTTTTGTCATATTTTGTCGTTCTTCTTTTCTTGCCACCGCGTCCTCTGATTGTTATCATTGAGGTGTAAGTAAGGTAAGTAGGAAAGGAGAAACGTTATGTTACGTATGGATATCTACATCAATGGTGAGCTTCTGGAGTTTCAAAAGCCTGTTGTTCTAACTCCATATCAGCTCTATCTTTTGTATTTGGGATTGCAGGGTAAGTAATTATCCTGCTTTCTTTTTGTCGTGCTCAAGGCTCTTTACCGCTTCCAGCATCATTCCAAACACGCGATCCTGACTTTTTTCATCCAGAAACGGTGCCATTTTGATGATGTTATCCAGTGTGTTGTCTGTGAGATTAATCTCTGGTACTTTTGTTGCTGTCATGGTGTCCACCTCTTTCCTGTTTTTTCGATTTCTGTCTATTCCAGTTGTGCATATTGTGTTTTATGTGATGTCCTCCTATACTGTAATTGCAGGCGCTGCCATGCCTAGCATTGTAAAAAAGGAGAAATGTGATATGTCACCTATCCCGCCGCCATTTCATAACGATTTTCCAAATGTAAACCCTGAAACATTACAAAAGCTCTCTCCTGAACATTAATTCTCAACACAATATTTGCTGGTATCTCTGCTATTTGTGCAATAATATCGTTGCTAAAATAGCCAGCAATATGCATATCTTTGCAATCGACGTTATCAGCAGGAGTGAATGCATATTATTAATTTCCTTGTGAATGCATTGCAACATTCCTGCTGCATAAGCTATAATTTCGTTTTTTTCTCCTTTGGTCATATTTTGATAATCTATATCTTCCAATTTCATTTAGTTCACCTCTTTCCTTTATTCTAAAAATGTAATTGGTTTCAATTGACTTCTGGTGTATTTTCACTTATCCTTTAAATGTAGTCTTGGAAAATTTCTCGATGCTCAAAGGAGGCTATCTATGAATTTATTGCTCTTCGTTCATATCCGTCACTTTATTACAAGGGCAAACATCACTCTTTTGCTTTCCATTATTGGCTCTCTTGGAACTTGTATTACCTTCTTATCTTCTTACAGAAATAAACGCAAAAACTTAAAAATTAAACTTTCCAATGCCGAATACAAAAAGGATCAAAAGCAACTATTATTAGATGTTTCTTTTGAAAATCGTTCACAACTTCCTATTGCCATAACTTCCGTAGATATATATTTAAACGGGCATCAAGTAACCGCCGAAAGTTATCCTTTGTGTGTAGAGGAATATGCTCACTATCACGGAAAAGAAGTTATTGACCGAAAATTCAAGTACAATCTTGATTTTCCTGTTTGTGTCCAGCCTCTATATGCAGTTGCCGGGCAAATGGTTCTTGATATTTCTCCAAAAGATTTTGAAAATCCGTCCACTCCTTTGACTTTTCAAGTTCATTCCACACGTGGGAAGGTACAGCAAATAGAATTGCCGTGTGGTCAGATAAAATATTCCTGATAGTTACATATCCTTCTATTGGTATCCTTTTGATCGGAGTTCTTAAATACATGCATTTCTCTTGCTGACTTTGAGTTTTCATTTCGGAGTCAGCTTTTTTATCGGACTTATGAATGCCTCTTCTAAAATTCGGCATCTCTTTCGCCTCCTATCCTGCTTTCTTTTCAATTGAAATTCCTTTCAAGAAATATTTGATTGCCATCTGCAAGTTCAAAAACATGCATATCACCAACACTATGTATAACGTATGTGTTAATGCTCCGATAAACATAATCAAAAATGATACTGTGCTTGAAACAGCACTTATCAGTGTTTCTTTTTGAATCATAATTTTAATCGTCTTTCTCACTCCTCTCTGTTATCTGTTCCGTGTTATAATGGTTTTTGCGGGTCACGAATCACCTCTGTGGAAGGAGGTGATAGTCATTAAGAAGAAATACGTTCATTCTGTCCAAGAGATGAAAGCTCTTGAGCGTAAGGGATATACTTTGTGGGCCATGGCTTACTTCGTAGACGGCGATGGCTCTGCCCTGTATATCATGGCTAAATAAATAGCCGGTAACTATTAATCACGTTCCAACGTGACCCGCGTTTTCCTCACCTCGTTTTCTGTTCCACAGTCTCTTTCATAGCGCTCATGCCTTCTGCTACTCCCAAAATTCTTTCCTGCTTAGTCTCTGGAAGTTTTGGAATAATCTGTGCGAGACGTGTCAAAATATCATTTTCTCTTTTTGTCATGACGTTCCCCTCTTTCTTATTTTTTTCGATTTCTGTCTATTTCGATTGTGCATATTGTGTTTTATGTGTTGCTCTCCTATACTGTATTTACAGGGTACTGGCATACCCGAGTATAGGCAGAAAGGAGCTTGCACATGTTAAGTACCGCCGCAATGTCTTTTATGAAGAACCTTGCCGATATATACAAACAGACCGGCGTCAATTCTTTCGCTTATCACGACTATATGGATTTTCCTGATTATTCCGTGATTATCGAAGAATTGATGAATGCAGGATATCTATTATGGAAGAACAACCATAAAGATGTCCTTGGCAACATAGTTATTAACTTTGATGCATTAAAGAAAGATAATTAACACTATTTTTTCGGTTCCAGCGGTTCTTTTTTCGGATTGGGCTGCTGGAACATATTTTTGATTTCTGTGCTTCTCCCCAGAAATTCCTCGATGCTCATTCCTTTTTCAAATGAAAATCCATTAACATCAATTTTCATATCCAAAGTTGGGCGAAGTTCTCCTTTTTCATCTAATGCCGAATATTTTAAATCTGATACGCCCTCACTAATGCATCTCCCATCCAAAAACACATATGTGCTTTTTCCTACTGCTGCAATTACTAATTTAGGTAATATTGTTTTCACTTCACTTTGCTCCTTTCTTAGGTTCATTGAGGTTATCTATTACCTCGCTTTCTATTGTGCTTTTTCTTAACTCAGTTTAATCATACAGCTTCTAAGTTGTTATGTCAATATGTTTTTTCACAACTCAGTTAATTTTTTTGATTGACTTTAGCTTGTGTATGATGTAATATATGAATCAGAAAAGAGGTGATTTAAATGAATGAGATAACCGGTAGAATCAGAGAAATTTTTAAAAATTCACATAAATCTCAAGCTGATTTAGCCAGATGCTTAGAAGTTACTCCCGCATATATATGGAAATTGTTAAACAAAGATGATGCAGTACCAAGCGAGCGTTTAATTAATGATATTTGTGAAAAATTTCATATAAGAAAAGAATGGCTACTAAACGGAACCGGTGATCCAGAGCAGCCGCTTGATCGTCAAGACGAAATCGCAAAACTTACGGCTGATTTATTTAAAGGTCAGAAAAATTCCTTTAAAGAAAGGCTGATACTTGCCCTTTCAAGACTAGATGAAAGTGAATGGGAAGTATTAGAAGAAATTGTAGAGGAAATTGTAAAAGAAAAGGACTGAGTTTCCTCAGTCCAGTAGATTCCTGATTATTTTGTAGATGAACGTAAGCGTTTCTTCATCTGTGATTTTATCAAGAAGTTTTATAATTTTTTCTTTCATATGTACGCACCTCCGTTCTGGGTTTTATCGAACGTATGTTTGTATTTAATATACACCAAACATTTGTTCGTTTCAAGTACTTTGAGCATTTTCTTCATTTTGTTCACTCCTTCGTATTGATTTGAGTTTTTGGTCTCACTATTTATACGGATGAGAAAAGAGAAAATCACTCTAACGGAGGCAATCGTCCGAGATCTCGGACACTTATTGGCTTTTGGTTGATTGGTTTGGTTTTGTTAAGGTTATTTGTATGGTGATTCATACAGATCTGATATTCTGGTGCGAAGTCCTTTTGCCAGCAGTTCCATTGTGTCCATGCGTGGCACGCTTCTTTCGTTCATGATATCAGATATTGTCGAGGCAGGAATCCCCGTCATTCTAGAGACCTGTCTGACAGATAGATTTCGTTTTGCCATTTCAATATCAAGTATAATCTTCATACAAATTATTATACGTAGCTCCAGTATTTCTATACTGGAAATAAAAACCATTCAGGAGGGTTAAGAAAATGAAAAGGAAATTAGTTGTATTAGTTATGTGTAGTTTAATGGCATTTGCCCCTGTTACAGCATCTGCTGCTGAATCTACTGTTGATAGTGATGCCAAAGAAGAACACTTTGAAGTAGATCTTAGCGCCGGCAATTACACTGCAGGGAAAGATATTCCTGCAGGAAAATATAATTTTACTGCCATATCTGGAAACGGCAATGTGTCATCCTCTAATTTATTTTCAGGAGGCTTGAATACAATAATGGGGTATCCTGTGAATGATAATTACACTGATGAAACTTACAATGGTGTATCTCTTGATAAAGGAATCGTCCTCTCTCTTTCTGGCAATGTGGTGATACATGCTGTTTCTGAAAATGCAGATACTACTAAAATTGAGGCTCGTGTTGTGCCAGATGATGCTCAGACAATAGATTTAAGTTCTGGTAATTACACTGCGGGTACAGATGTTCCTGTCGGTATTTACAATGTAATCGCCACTGGTAGTGCCGGAAATGTTTCCTCGGATAACGTATTTGATGGTGGAATAAATGAAATCATGGGGAATGATGGAAGTGATTATTCTATCAGTTCTTTCAGTAATTTGGTATTAGACGAAAATACCGTATTGTCAATTTCCGGAACTTCCGTTCAGCTCGTACCAGTTGGTGAATAAATAATTTTATAAATAAAATCGCCCCAGTGTTGGCGCACCAGGACGATTCTGATCTCCGAAGAGATACCGCATTTTGCAAGAATATTGTATCATCTTCGGAGCAGGCGCACAACCCAAACATTTGTGTGGCTGTTATTTTTGTACCCAAAATCAAAAGGAAGGTGATATTGTGGGAGAATTACGAACAAGAAAACGTGGAAAAAGCTGGGAATACAGCTTTGAAGGCGCGCGGATCAAGGGAAAACGCAAATCAATTTCCAAGGCAGGATTCCGGACGAAAGCAGAAGCGCTTGCTGCAGGTATTAAAGCAAAAGCCGAGTATGATCAGGCCGGTATTATATTCAAAGCATCGGAGATGTCTCTCTCTGATTATCTGGATTTCTGGCTGGATGGTAACGTCAAGACTAATATGACATACAACACATACGATGCTTATGCATCTGCCGTTAAGTTACATATTAAACCGGCATTAGGGAACTATAAGCTTTCTGCACTTTCTCCTGCTGCCATCCAGCAATGGATTGATTCGCTAAAAGCAAAAGGATTATCCGAGCAGAGCATTGCCAATTATCGTGGTGTGCTCTCCGGAGCATTGAAGTATGCAGTATATCCATGTCAGTATCTTCGCCAAAATCCCTGCTCTTACACTCGTGTCCCCAGTGTTCCGGTCACTCAGGATCAGCGAGAGCACAGGGAGTATGTATGCAGTAGTGAGGCATGGTCAGATATCGTCGACTATTTCAACGGTACCTGCTACTATCTGCCTCTTATGATCTGCTACCACACCGGTATGCGTATTGGAGAGTGTTTTGGGCTGGATCTGCAGCGTGATGTGGATTTCCGCCGGCACACAATTTCTGTCAATCGTCAGCTGCAGAAAGAGGACAAACAATGGATCTATAAGAATCCGAAATATGATTCTTTCCGGAAGCTAAAAATAGGTCCCACTCTCGAAGCATTGTTGAAGTCAGAGATTACCGTTATGAAAATGAATCGGTTAAGATATGGGGAATACTACACAAGAACTTATGTTGATAATTCTTTGCATCTGCACTGTGTTCCTGCAAATCAGGACGTTCCTCCAGACTACAGAGAAGTGTGGCCTCTGACAAAAGAGAATGGCGAAATGCTGACTACCGAAAGCATTAAGTACTGTACCAGAATTATCAAACACAAACTGGGGTATACCGCTTTTCATCCTCATAGTCTACGTCACACTCACGGAACGATCCTTGCAGAAAACGGAGCTTCCCCGAAGACCATTATGGAACGTCTCGGACACAAAAATATTAAAGTCACAATGGAACGTTATGTCTACAATACAGAAAAAATGCAGGATGAAGCTGTAGCACTTTTTGAGGCTGCCATAAAGTAA